CCGACGCTAGAAAGTTTTCAATATCTGGGTGTTATGTGCATGATAATACCGGCGTCATAACAAACCGAATTATGGGCGATGGCGGCGCTCAGGTGGGGACTTTTTCCGGCGCTAGCGATCACGCGCTCATAGGAGAATGCAGGTTTGTGCGCAGCGAGGATCACGGCGCCGCGAACGGCGCGTCTATCTTGATCGGGGGATCCCATGTCCTCGTTCGTAACACTTTGTTTGTCGGTGGTCCGGACCCAAGGAACGGAGTATTTTTGATGCAAGGCCACTCATATACAAATACGACCGCTAGTTTTGTTACGTGCGTTGCAACTAGTTCGTTCTTTTCCACATCTGGCGGCGGCTCAAAAGGCGCCATACAAATGGGGAAAGTGACCAATTGCATCGTTTCGGGTGGCGCCCCCGACAATAGTGGCGCCGGCTGGATTGGTATAAAGTCTGACCATCATCAAAATAATTGTATATTTGTAGATGGCAGTTCTGGAAAGAAGATAATTGCCGCCGGCGGGGCCTCTGCGTCTTTTTCTGGTTCAGAAATATCGCAAAATCCGCTATTTGCGGACGCCTCAAATTTAGACTTTACGCTACAGGCCTCTTCGCCATGTGCCACCGCCGGCACGGCACCACCCGAGGACACATTTACAGACATGCCCGAAGTGGACTTATCTGGTACCATCCGCCCGGGCAAAGATTGGACAGCATATTCCACACCAGCAGAATCAAATTTTGGCGGCGACCTCACAATAAATTTATATAGCAACGCAACTGTGCAATATAAAAGGCCCGGCACAGGCGGGGATTCTATGGGAGCCTATCAGCGGGGAGGTGGCTATGCGGGCGACCTTGATAAAGTCGACCAAGTTCCATTTTCATTAGCCATAAAAGGAGCAGCAGGTCTTCGTGGAAGATCCATTCCATATTGTGTCAGCAAAGGAGGTGACCCGTCTACCATAATTGAAACAGGCTCTGTTTAACCGGGCTGTTTCAATGATATAAGACTATTTAATAGTGCCGCACGTGCGGTATAAATTAGGAGGAACAAATTTATGGAATATTTACAAAAGGCTGGCGCAGTACTCAAAGAATTAACAGCCATGGCACTTTCAGTTTTGGCTTTAGGTGTCGTTTTACAAGTGTTATTTGGATCAAACGTTGCGTTTTTTCCAGTCGATGTAGTGGGAAATGTCGTTGCACTTACTAAATCACTAGGTAGCGAAGGCCTTGTTGGCTTGGTTGCTATATGGGTCTTGGTTTCTTTGTTTAATAGGAATCAATAGTAAATTAGGAATTTTTGTTATGAGGCGGGAAACCGCCTCGTGGCAAAGACAAATTAGGAGCTTTTATGAGACAGGTATTAGATAAAACTTTAAATAAAATATTGTCGCGCAAATTGATGGTGTGGATTACGGCCACAAGCTTTATGTTTTTGGACGTTGTACCCTTAGAATCATCAGACTGGGTAGCAATATCGTTGGCGTACATTGGCCTCGAAGGCCTAGCTGACATTGCAGCTAGATGGAAGCATGGGCCTGCATAATGAAACTTACAAAGTCGAGGTTAAAAGAACTCATTAAAGAAGTATATGACACAGAGGGCGCCCCCTCTGAAGAAACAGAAGAAGATATACAAGCTTCTCTCGAAGAGGCTTATACAAAATTACACAATGCGTTGGATGTGGCTTCTCGCCTCAAACCAGATCTTGCTCTAGAAATTGGACCCATAGCTCACTCAGTGGGAGAGCTATTAAACGAAGAGCCCGAAGATGAACCAGAAGATGATTACGAAGAAAGTCTCAGACGAAGATACGACAAAGAAGAGGCCGCGGCCCGAAGAGAGGGCCCGTCAACCCCTTGGACACAAGAAAAGATCGCGGCCCTTTGGGACGACGATGAGGAAGATTGGTAAAATGAAATTATTAATAATTAAAAAAATTCTAAAAAAGTGTTGGGCATGGTTGAAACATAACTGGAAAGCACCATTCGTTGTGTTGTTTGCTTTATTTACATGGCTTATTTTGCGAAGAAAAAATATTGCAGAGCAAATTTTACAGATTCGAGAAGCTAGCTACAAAGCGCAAATCGATGAGATTAATCGTCTTCACGCGGAAGAACTCAAGAAAAGAGATGAGATTTTAGAACAATACAATAAAACAGTTTCTAATTTAGAAAAAGAATTTGCTAAAAATAATAAAGAATTGGATGAAAAAAAGAAAAAATCTGTTAAAGAAATTGTTGAAAAGTATTATAATGATCCTGATACCTTAGCTATGATGATTGGTAAGAGGTTTGGATTTAAATATACAGGGGATGAATGAGATTAATAATACCGGTATTAGTTGCTATGCTGGCTTTCCCAGCGTGCTTATTTGCTGACACGCCAATAAACCCAGAGACAGATGAAACACCAAAAGTTACTGGAATACAAAAAGGGGAAGAAGCTCCTTATAATGGTGTGCTTTTAAATACTGCAGCTGCAGCTAAAATATTTGCTGATAAAGATTTCTCTGCGCAAGAGTGCATCATGAGAATTAACTTCGAGGTTCAGAAAGAACATCTCCGCATGCAATTGTTGTTAGACAACACAAAACTTAGCCTAGATACAATGGACAAAAAGTACACAGCAATTATTGATATTAAAAATAATGAAATCGAGAGGTTGAGCAAAGTTGCTCTTGAAAATTCAAATGATTATTCTACTTGGTGGGCAGTTGGTGGAGTACTTGCTGGTATCGCTTTAACTATTGCCGTTGTTTACGCTGTGGAGGAAGTTAAGTAATGGCTCGAAAGCAAAGGGGTGTCGGCGGCCTTTCTAAAGAACAGTTATATAATTTTGTAAAAGTAAAAGGATCTCAAGTAGTTACAAATTTTAATCATGATCCTGCTAAAAATGCGAATTCAGTTATATTAAGAATCGGCACGGGAGATACAGACGAAGACGCCGCAGGAAGAGTTCGATCTGGTTTTCTATATCAATTAAACAATGGCGTTTGGGAATTGCCAGATTATGCAACTGCAGCTGTTCCAACATATGAATATAGAATGTTATTAGGAATAGCGTTGGGCGCCCCTTTTGGGCAATACAATGGCACCCCTCAAGACGTTGGAATGTTAATTCAAGGAGTCACTACAACCGTTGTATTTGGTCTGCCCAGCCCAGGTCGAGCGCTGTTTGTTATGGCCAATGCCTCTTACAAGGGGTATATGCAGATCGACCCGTCCACCTCCGCAAATAACGTAATACGATTTTGTGGATATTCTCTGGGATATGAACTTACAACCATTGATGGCTCTACGCGGGCCCAAACTTTAGTTTTATTTCAACCGAGCGACGCATTTGCCATATATGGCACTTCCGCTGGCAGTAGTATATATCAAAACGTATAACATGAAACCAAAAAACCTTAATAAAATAGCAGAAATTGAAAAAGCCATTGCAAAAAAATATGGCAAAGAAGCAGTTGCTAATCCTAAATCATTCTGGACAGATGAGAAAGAAGAAGAATACTTAGAACAGCTCAAAGAGTTTTATAAAGAGGAATATAAAAAAAAAGAACAAAAGGAGAAAGTTGAGAAAGACGGCTTTTTCCTTCCCAAGAATCTAATTACTAAGAAGAATAAAAGGAAATGCCCCGTTTGTGAAGTATTTTCTTTTGAGATCAAAGACGATCTCTATATGAACAAGTTTGAATGTTGCTTTGACTGTTATATTCAACATGTTCAAGGGTACGAAGAAAGGTGGCTAGATGGTTGGAGGCCGCTGAAAGACAAGGAGCAAAATTAAATGGCAACAGTATCTGTAAATGACATTATAAAGGGCATCGCGCAGGCAGCGGCCAATGCTTATGATGGCTCACAATATGAAAAATATGCTGCCGACGGCAAAGCGCGAAAGGTTGGCCTTAAACGTGAAGAAGGCGATGCCATTCTTGATTCGAGGGTGATGGATGGTTTTAAAATTCGCATTACTGGCCCAAAGCTCATTGTTACCTACCAAACCGAACTTTCTATTAAAGAATATCACAACTCTAAGCTTGATGAAGAAATTGAGCGCACTTATAAAGGTATTGTATCGTTTTTAAAGAAAGAGTACAAAGCAATTACTGGTAATACTTTAACTCTTAAATCAGATGGAGATGCTGATATTTTAGTACAAAACATGTCTAAGATCCGCACATGGGCTCAAGCAAAAAAAGTCTATACCATCGGAGGTGTCAAAGGTTTAGATACCGTTGGTGATAATCAACTAGAAACACCCGCAGAAAAATTAAGAACTGCAGTTGAAAAGTTCTTAGCCATTGGCAAAGACAAATATCCTGGCGCTAAAAAGCCAAGCAATGCTAAGGCACCAAAAGGTGCCAAGAAAACAAACAATGCCAAAGCGTAATGAGTTACAAATTAACAAAAAAAGAGATTTTAAAAGAAGTTCTCAAGTGCGGTAAAAATTCTCAATATTTTAATAATAACTACGCTAAGATTCCACACCCGGGCCACGGCCTCATTCCGTTTAAAACATATGACTACCAAAATGATTTGCTAGAAAATTTTAATGACCACCGATTCACAGTTGTGTTAAAGGCGCGCCAGCTTGGCATTTCTACAATTGTTGCCGGGTATATTGCGTGGCTGCTGCTTTTCCATCGTGACAAAAATGTACTTGTGGTTGCAACCAAACTAAACACCGCAGCAAATTTGGTGCGGAAAGTGAAAGGAATTATTAAACACCTACCAACATGGCTAAAAATAGCCAACATTGATATTGATAACAAAAATTCTTTCGAATTGAGTAATGGGTCACAAGTTAAGGCGTCATCGACATCAGCCGATGCAGGACGTTCTGAATCTCTATCTCTACTTGTCATTGATGAGGCTGCCCACGTCGAAAACTTGACTGACCTGTGGACAGCATTATATCCCACCATCTCTACTGGTGGGCGATGCATCGCTTTGTCGACACCAAATGGTGTTGGCGACTGGTTTCATGAGACATACACTAAGTCTGAGGCCGGCCAAAACGAATTTTTTCCTGTGCAGTTGATGTGGGATGTGCACCCCGATAGAGATCATGAGTGGTTTGAAACAGAGACTAAAAATATGAGCAGAAGACAGATTGCGCAAGAGTACGAGTGTAATTTTAATACATCTGGTGAAACTGTTATAGATGGCGATGACATCCAGCGACTAAAAGCAAAAATTCAAGAACCAAAGTATAGAACGGGCATCGATAGAAATTATTGGATCTGGGAAGAGTTCAATCAAGAAAACACTTATTTGCTTGTTGCTGATGTTTCGCGCGGCGACGGCGCCGACTTTTCTGTTTTCCACATTTTCAAGTTGGAAACCATGGAAATAATTGCTGAATACCAAGGAAAGGTAACACCAGATTTATTTTCTGAAATAGTTTATAATGCCGGCCTGGAATATGGAAATGCGATGATCGTTGTAGAAAATAATAGTGTTGGGTTTGCGGTGCTCGACAAATTAATAGAAAGATCATATCCAAATATTTATCACTCAATCAAATCTACTCATGAATATATCGATCAATATCAAGCAGAAACAACATCAAGCGCTGTAGCTGGTTTTACGACTTCTCTAAAAACACGCCCTTTAATAATCGCCAAGTTTGAAGAATTCATAAGAAATAAACTGTTAACTATTTATTCTAAGAGGTTTATTAACGAATTAGACACTTTCATTTGGAAAAACGGAAGACCCCAAGCGCAACGAAGCTACAATGATGATTTAATTATGGCCTGTGCGATTGGGTGTTGGGTGAGAGACACAGCATTAATTGAAAATCAGCGTGATTTAGAGTACAAAAAAGCATTTTTAAATTGTATAATGACTAATAAGACACATATAGATAGCAGAATCTCCGGCATGCAGAAAACGAGCCAAACAGCAGCGTTCGAAAAAATAGTTGATGAGAAAAAGAGAATGAAAGAATTTCTCTGGCTATTAAAAGGATAGATTAAATGGCAACCTCCAATAATAAAAACGATAAAAACCCACGGAATGCAAATTCTTCGCTTTATAAAAAGCTAACAAAACTTTTTTCAGGCCCCCTGGTTAATTATCGTTCGCAAAACACTAGACAACTTCGCCGGCGTCGGCTAGACAAGTATTCAAAAACTTTTAAAGATGTCTCCGGTCAAAAATTTGAAAGAGTGGGCTACAGCCCCTTCGATAACCACTCTTCTTATATGATGGGCACCCAGTCCCGATTACAACGCTATGCGGATTTTGACCAGATGGAATATACACCTGAGATTTCCTCCGCTTTAGATATATATGCTGACGAAATGACGACTCACACCAGCATTAAACAGGTCCTTTTAATAGATTCTAACGATGAAGAGATTAAAGGTATACTAGATACACTCTTTTTTAACGTCTTAAACATTGGGTTTAATTTGTTTGGCTGGTGCCGCACAATGTGCAAATATGGCGATTTTTATTTGTATCTGGACATTGATTCGGAGACGGGCATAAAACAAGTAGTGGGCCTCCCCAGTCAAGAGATTGAGCGGTTAGAAGGACAAGATAAAGAAAACCCCAATTACGTACAGTATCAGTGGAATTCGGGCGGTGTCACATTCGAAAATTGGCAGGTTGGGCACTTTAGGATTCTAGGAAATGACAAATTTGCTCCTTATGGTACCTCTATTTTGGACGGTGCTCGACGAATTTGGCGCCAACTGGTGCTGCTAGAGGATGCAATGATGGCGTATCGTATTGTGCGCGCGCCCGAGAGAAGGGTATTTAAAGTAGATGTAGGCAATATTCCGCCACAAGACGTTGAACAGTATATGCAGCGGGTTATCACCTCTATGAAACGCAATCAGGTTGTAGACGCAGATACTGGTCGCATTGATTTGCGATATAACCCAATGAGCATTGAAGAAGATTACTTTATTCCCATGCGAGGAGGTGTGGGTACTGAGATTTCAAGCCTCCCGGGAGGAACTTACACAGGCGACATCGATGATGTTAAATATTTACGAGACAAATTATTTGCTGCATTGAAAGTTCCAGCCTCTTATCTGTCTAGGGCGGAGGGCAGCGACGAAGCCCAAGCCACACTAGCCCAAAAAGATATTCGCTTTGCTAGAACAGTGCAACGCCTTCAAAGATCTATCATTACCGAGCTAGAAAAGATTGCAATTATCCACTTGTACACTCTCGGTTTTAGGGGGGATGATTTACTATCATTTAAGGTTAAGCTTCATAATCCCTCTAAAATCGCTGAAATGCAAGAGCTTGAGACTTGGAATACTAAGTTTACTGTCGCCGCGCAGGCCGTAGAAGGAATGTTTAGCAAGCGCTGGATCGCAAGAAACCTGTTTGATTTATCAGAAGAAGAATTTTTGCGAAATCAAAGAGAATTGTTTTATGATAGTTCTGTTTCTGCAGCTTTGGCTGCGGCCGAAGCCGGCAGCGCAGAAGCTGGCGCCATGGGTGCAGCTCCCGGCGGCGGCCTAGGCGGACTCCCCGGAGGAGAAATGGGAGGAGAGATGGGAGGAGAGATGGAGATGCCCGCCGAAGAGGCCGGCCCACCACCCGGGGCCGAAGGCGAGGCCGACGCAGAGAGCGCCCTTTTGGCAGCGCCAGGCAAAAGAGATGATGAAGCCTGGACAAAAGCGTGGGTTAGCGGCAAGAAAGATGGCTCTTATGTCACGCGTAATTCGAAGGGAAAAGCATACAGGCAAAAAGTATCCGATGGCCGCCAGCATAGCGGCCCACGCCAGCAACACATGAAAGCGCAAGGATCACATGAAGCCGCTCGCCTTCCTGCACGCCAAGTAAGAATGCTGCCGTCCGGCGCTTCCGAACTACTCGGTCTTGGAAAAGGTATTTCTGAAAATAAAGAAACTATTTATAACAGTGAAGAGCGTAAATTGCTCGAAGTCAATCAAAACATACGAGACTTAATACAAGAGTTGGAACAAAAAGACGATGCCAAAACACAATAAAAAAAGAAACAGCGCCCTTCTTTACGAGATGCTTGTGAGAGAGGCGGTTAAACAATCAATTAATAAAAACAAAGAACAACGAGATAAAATAATTTCTACTTTAAAGTCTGGGTTTGGGAATAGCACTGAGATGGGCAAAGAGTTGGGGCTATTTAAAAATCTGCTGGAAACTAAGGGGTTGTCTCCGCGCACGGCTGAAAAACTTATTCAAGAGACTAAAAAAGAATATAAAAGACTTGATACAAAAAAAATATTTAACGAGCAAAGCAAATTAATTAAAAAAATAAACAAAGAAATATCAAAAGGAGTCTTCTCTAACTTTGTTCCTAACTATAGAAACATAGCAGTCCTATCGCAGATATTTGGCGAAGACATAAGCGTCAAGCGACGTGTTATTTTAGAAGAAAGCGTTTTAGAGTTTATATCTTCTGGCGCGCCCCCAAACAAAAAAACAAAGACCCCTAGCACAGGCCTTGTTGTAAGCAAGTTTATTGAAAAATTCAATGCACGCTACAACGACACACTTCTAGAGGGTCAAAAAGCACTGCTCAACAAATTTATTCTTTCTTTTTTAGATTCCGGTGCTGATTTTAAAATATATTTAAATGAAGAAATTGAAAATTTAAAGAAAAAAGTTAATAACTCTTTTAGTCTAGGTGAACTTAAAGAAGACGAGTCCTTGGCCGCAAGAATGAAAGAAGTTAAAACACTGCTGGAAACTTCTAACCAGAGGCCGGTAGACAAAGAATTTTTGCAACAAATTTTAAAAATACAAACTTTAGTTAAAGAGATCGAATCACAATGACCATTAAAGTAACACTTGAGAATCCTGTCGACGCAAGAATAAAGCTACAAGCGCGCCGCACACTAGATGGTAATATATTAATTTTAGACCACCCGGATATTGATATTGTTTTGTCCCCTAAAAATAAAAAAGTTCTTGCACTTTCTAAAAAACAATATGGTGATCACATTTATGCTACTCAATCGCGTTTATTCGATCATCTTATGCGCCATGGCGTTGTCGACCCCGGCAGCGTTCACGGAGGGAATGTTTATGGCTCCTTAGAGGGGATAATTTTAGAGTCTACTGAATCTAATAAAGCTGATTCAATCCAAATGACTTTATATTCAGTGGTTAATTTTCTATTAACAGAAAAGCCCCATTATGATGCAGTTAAAAGATATGAAATGGATTTCGATAAAGAGCTTCTAGACCCAAAAGATGAAGATTCCACAGATCTGGGTGAAATACCTCATAAAAAGCGCCAGGGCACAATAACGCAGTATGCTGGCATAAACACTGCCTCCGGTTTATATGGAATGTATCAAGAATAAGAGGTGTAAATGGGATTAATCTACTTTATTTTAGCAGCCTATGGCCTAACTCAAATTTTAATTTTCGGTTCAATTTTTAATAAGATACGCCCCTCAAAAAGCTGGTTGTATGGTTTTGGAAAGCTATTCCACTGCCCTCTATGTATGGGTTTTTGGGCGGGCCTTTTTTTGTTTGGGATTAATGGACACACAGAACTATTTACTTTTGAGTACGAAATAGCTAATGCCCTTATCTTAGGGTGCTTGGCTTCGGGGACCACCTATTTAATGGGGGTTCTGGTTAACGACTTTGGGTTTAAAATAACCCATAAAAATGAAGGAGAATGTAATCATGATTAAGAAAAAATGGATGTTACGGCCCGTCGCCCACTGCTGTGGCGGCTCTAGACTCACGCGGGTGGTGCCCGCAAAAGAGGGAAAATAAATGCAAAAAGTACTTTTACGAGAATTTTACCAACTAAAATGCGACGACCGCGGTTGTCAAGATCTTTTAACTGAGTCTGAAAAGAAACAGGTTAGTGGCGGTGCGCTCATTTTTCCAGCAAAGTTGCAGGAGTCGGATGCTGTCAATGGTAATGGCCGCGTCTATCCTCACAAGGTGTTAATGCGGGAAGTTAAAAACTATATGAAACTAGTCAGCGAGGGTCGCGCCCTTGGAGAGTGCGATCATCCCGACGAAAGCGTAATCAACCTCAGAAATGCTTCACACATGGTAAATAGGCTTTGGTGGGATGGCAAAAACCTTCTTGGCACTATCAAAGTTTTAAGCACGCCTTCGGGAAATATTTTGAGAGGGCTTTATGAAAGCGGCGTAAAGTTTGGATTTTCTTCCCGCGCGTTAGGCTCCCTAAAAGAAGATAAGGGATCTAAAATAGTGCAAGAAGATCTTCAATTAATTTGTTTCGATGCAGTTTCTGAGCCGTCTGCTCCTGGCGCATATGTTATGCGCGAGAGCATTGAAAGAAACTTGAATCAAATCTTTACAAAGGGCGATAGAATTAATCGCATCTTAAACGATATATTATAAAGAGAACAAAATGAAAAAAACAGAACTAAAAGCTATTCTCAAACCATTAATCAAACAATGTGTCAAAGAAACCCTTCTAGAGGAGGGGGTGCTTTCAAGCGTCGTAGCAGAAGTAGTCAAGGGGGTGTCACCCGGATTGGTAGAAAACAGGCAGACACAAGACAATTCTAATCATGCAGTCCGGCTTGAGCAACAAAGGCGCCACGTAGAAGAAGAGAGATACCAAAGATTAAAAGAACAGAAAAGAAAAGTTCTTGATGCGACCGGCTTTGGTAGTGAAATATTTGAAGGCGTAAAGCCCTTGACAGAAGGGGGATCACCCGAAAGTGGCCCAAGCCGTGGCCCGCTCGCGGGCACTGACCCTGGCGATTCCGGTGTCGACATATCTGGGATCATGGCGCTCGGCGGCAATAAGTGGAAAACCTTATTTAAGGGGGAAAATTAAATGGCCACAAGACCCATCAATGTAGAAGTGGAACCGAGATACGAAAACGAAAATATAGAAAGAATGGTCCGCAGATTTACGAAGAAATGTAAAAAAGAACGAATCATCGAAAACTTTAGGGAGCGCACAAGATACGAAAAACCTTCAGTTAAACGGAAGAAAGAGAAAGCGCGCCGCAAAAAAGTTTTAGAGAAGTTAAGAATCGAAAGAGAAAAGAAATTAAACTAACTATTTAATAAGAAGGAGAATTAAAATGTTTTACCCAGGCGGAAGTGTCGGGCTAAGAAATGTAGGCTCGTACCAGATTTCAGGACATCCATTTATAACAGGATCCACGCTAGGAACAGGCCAAGAAGCTTGTATCAAATTCCCACAAGTAACAAGAGACTTTACAGTGATTAACTCTGGCTCAACTGATACCGGCCCAGTTTTGAGAGTACACTTTAATTCAACTTCATCCGGCTACGTTGTCGACAACCATCATTATGTTACATTAGAGAGCGACGATCAGAGTTACACTTTTCATCATAAATGTAAAGAGATTTATATTACATGCGCCGAGCAGGGCGGCGCCGATAACGGCTTCGAAGTGATCGCCAACCTAACGAACATTGATGCCGGTCACATGTATGAGCTAACCGGCGCCGGACTAACCGATTAAGGAAAAGTATTGTAATGTCAGATTTTTCAGCAGGCGACAAAACAACTAAGGGAAACACGAGAGCCGCCGGTAGCGCTACTACCACTCATCAATTTACAGGAAGTGTTTATATAGAAGGCCTTTTCTCGGCTTCTTTGGGAATCTCAGCCAGCACTTTTGTGGGCGACGGCGCCGGCCTCACGAATCTTCCAGGGGGCGGAGGAGGAGGCGGAATATCCTGGGATGGTTCTACCACCAATGGTGTTGCAACGTACAAAGATGGTGATGAAGCAACAGTCGAATCGAACCTAACATTCAATGGAGCCAACAATCGATTAACAGTTACCGGTACCGTTATACAAAGCGGCAGCACCGTGACCTTTAACGTGCCCGAAGACACAGTAGACGCATTTGTAATCTCTGGTTCAACTGGTGGTTACAATCCCACTGCGGGTTTTATGAATGTCGATACAACCAACAAGTGGGTACAATTCGGCAGCGGTATAAACATACCTACAGACAAAGCTGTTAATTTTGGCCCGGGCACCCAAGGCGGCGGCGATGCAACAATTAAATACAACGGATATAATTTGGTTATTTCGGGCGCGCTAGGAGGAAGCGAAACCCACATATCAGGAAATACGATTTTTGCGCAAAACGTTGATATGAAGTCCGACGTCTTCATGACCGGCACTCTTAACCATACCGGGTCTTATAAGCTGAGTGGCGCCCTCACAATAACAGGGGTAGAAGCGGCGCCAATGTTGGTATTAGACGACACAGACGCTTCCGCTCAAATTGGCCGCGCCCACGTTGGCTATGTCGGCAGCTCTGATTTTGCAGCATTTGCACACCAGGATAATGCCGACACCTCCAACTATTGTATAAGTCAGCGATACACCGGTCAAACCGATATCAACACCAGGGCCGGCACAAACATGACTTTCAGGTATGCGTCGGCTACTAGAATGCAATTAGACCAAAACGGCGGTTTTTCGATTGGATCCAATTACGCTCCTGCTGAATACAAACTCGACGTGTCTGGCTCAACAAGAATTGGTACCGATCCGTACAATGGAAGCCACAAGCTTTTTGTCACAGGGGGGATCATTCAAACAGGGAGTACTGCTTTATTCCACGTAGCTAACGGCCAAGTGGACGCCTTTGTAATTTCGGGTTCCGCCGGCGGATTTAATCCATCTCAAGGCTTGATGAACGTCGATACGAATGCACAATGGGTACGATTTGGTGGCGGTATAAATATTCCTACAAACTGGGGTGTTAATTTTGGAGTGGGTGACGGACAAGGTAACGGCACCGGTGGTAAAATTCAGTATAATGGAGGCAACTTAGAAATTTCTGGTGCGCATAATTCTACGTCGATTATTTCCGGAAGTGTTAATTTTGGCTACGATACACCAACTTTTACAATTGATGCTGACAACGGCGCAATATCAGCCAAGTGCGACGCCGGCGGAAGCTCAGGGTTCACAGTTGCCGGCCCCACCGCGTTGACGGGCTCGGAACAATATACTGTCCTCAAAGTTGAAGCCGCCGGTAAAACTGTAGCTAACGGAAATCCCGCCCTCGTTGTCGACTCCAATGGAGTCGGAGTCGGCGTGGGCTCCCCCAAAGTAGCGCTTGATGTTGCCTGGGATCCAACATACCTGTCCAATAACGAGGGAGGCGGAGAAAGAGTTTTCTTTGGCACGTGCTCAGGACCAACGGTCGCCGGCGCGCTTTATTATTTAAATTCGCAAGGTGGATGGGAGAGCGCCTCTGCCCATGGAACAGGGTCGGGCAACAATACATTGCTAGGGATCGCCATTGGTACCGGACCCGACACACACGGAATGCTGACTCGCGGCTGGTTTAATGTGGGTACTTATTATAAGGAAGGTTTTGTTACTGGTTCGGCTGTATATATTCAGTCTGGCACTGTTGGCAACACAGGCTACATGAGCGGCGCAGCCCCAACTGCGGCTGATAGTTATGTGCGCATTGTTGGGTATGCTTCCACACAAAGCGACGTTATCTACTTCAACCCCGGAACTAACTGGGTCGAGCTGAGCTAAGCCATGGCCCTCGGTACTTCAAAGCCAGTTTGTTATTATCAATTCGAGAACAACGCATATGATGATTCTAATGCTGGTAATACCATGGATGGTACTCTTGTTGCCGGCGGCTCTTTCTCCACTGCCGAGAAAGTGCGCGGCTCCTATTCCTTTTTAAATTCAGATTCTGGCGGCACCGGCTGTATTCACTCTTGCGGCGCAGTTGGGGACATGGCCTTCTTCTGGACCGGCGTCTGGACCATCTCTTTCTGGGTAAAACGCTCAGACACTGCGACACAATATGCACTGGGTACTCAAACATCGAGCGGAGTCGGCAAATATGGATTTGCTCTTAAAATAACGAACAGCCAGCTGGGCTTCCTTATATACCCGGGCACTAGCGGAACTTGGGTATACAGCGACACCGGATTCGGCGGCGAGACGGGCGACACAAGCGCCTGGCATCACCTTGTTGTGACTTCCGACGCCACGACTATACGTTTTTACGGCGATGGCTCCGAACACGGATCCGGCAACACCAGCTATACCACTTGGCCCGGTGCAACAGATATGCAATTCAAATTAATGCTTGGTTCGATGCCATATGGCTCCAACACCGGCCCATGGGGCGCCAATTATCTAGGCTATATGGATGAAGTTTCTCTCTGGGACGCAACAGCTACAGCCGATGAGGTAGCTAGCCTTTATAATAGCGGAGCAGGGCTGGATTTAAGCGACGGCCTCGGTGGAGGAGGCGGACTGCCCTCGGGCCTTAAAGACGTTGGCGGAGTTTCCGGAGACAGCGTAAAAACTGTGGGGGGAATATCCGCCGCAAGCATCAAAAATATTATGGGTATTAGTTAATCAATTAATAAGGGAATTTTATAAACAAAGAAACTACTTATTGTGATGAGATACCTGTAACGAAGGAGAAGATTTATGTCTAGCATGCTTGAAGAAGCCATTATTGATGCCCAGGCTTTAAAAGAGGCGGCTCAAAAAAGCGCCGAAGAGAAAATTATTGAACATTTTTCAAAGGATATCAAGGAGGCTGTTGATATAATCTTAGAGCAAGATGCCATGGCAATCAACGCGCCCGGGTATGCTGCGACCATGGCGCCCACTCAAACGTATGTCCCCCAAGAAACATCTGTGATGTCCGTTCCGGCCAACCAATCTTTGGTTGATCTTGAAGCAGAGGGCGAAGATGTACATGAGGGCGAATCGATTGTAAAACAAGCTCCTTACGCAGCCACCACTTCCGACAGGGACATTGTTAGTATCGATTTGGATAAGTTAGAAGAGGCAATTAGCCATAGTTTACAAGAAGATACAAGCGTACCGAGCGTTCTTGATGAGAGTTTTGAAGTTGATGATATTTTGTTAGAAGAAGACGAAGACATAATAGAAGAATATGGCGCCGCCTATGATCGTGACGAATGCGAGAAGGGTGAAATTTGGAATGAAACGACCAGAAAGTGCGTACCCGACAAAGACGCTAGCGGAATGACCATGGAAGAGAATCTTAATCTCGAAGAAATGATCCGCAGCATTTTAGCGGAAGAAGGCCCACTCCAAGAAGAATTCGTAGAAAAAACCGCCGAAGAAAGAAAAGAAGAGAAGAAAGCTGCAGCTAAGAAACGGGGCGCGCCATATCAACCGGCAGCCAAAAAGTATTGCGAAGATTATCCAATTAATAGACGGCCAGATGGGTGCTCTCCGGAGGAGGAGCGCTTTGAATCAGGCCCGGCGTCTCTTATACAACCAGCTAAAATTAACGAACACAAACAATTAAATAATAAAGTAAAACTTTTAGAACAAAAATTAAATAAATACCAAGAAGTTTTCCCTCAATTAAAAGAAAAATTGGAGGAAAGTAATCTTCAAAATGCAAGATTACATTATCAAAACCGCGTTTTAAATAGCGCCTCGTTGAATGAGCGGCAAAAAGACAGACTTGTCGAGACTATTTCGAAAGCGAATACCGTTGAAGAAGCAAAAATTATATATGAAACTCTTCAGAGTGCAGTGGGAGCCAGCGCTACTACTAAGCGTCGTCCAAAATCACTGAACGAAGTTGTGACAAAAAGCTCTTCGGCCTTTATGCCTCGTAAAGAGGAAAAGAGGGTTGACCCCCTCGCGGCGAGAATGAAAGCTCTCGCTGGAATAACTGATAAATAAAGGAGGAAAGAAAAAATGTCAGTACTTCAAAAATTAACAGAAGGGATTGTTAATCGCGATCTCAAAAAGGAAGGCGCTGCACTGCTCGACAAATGGGGTAGAACAGGTCTTCTTGAAGGCCTTGGTAACGAAGGCGGCAAGCACAACATGGCTCGCCTGCTTGAAAACCAAGCCAAGGAGCTTCTTCGTGAAGCTTCAACAATGTCCGGTGGAGATGTCGAAGGTTTTGCAGCCGTCGCGTTCCCCATCGTACGCCGAGTTTTCGGTGGTCTCGTTGCTAACGAACTGGTCTCAGTTCAACCAATGAGCCTTCCATCGGGACTTATTTTCTTTATGGATTTCACATTTAGTGATGCCGGCATGACCGGTACCGGCCCACAACATCGTCTTGGTTCGTTAGCCAATACTTCATTGTATGGTGGCGGCCGAGTTGGCCAAGAGCTAACTGGTGGTGTCGACCTTTCGGGCTTGAATCTCGAACGCAGTTTTTATAGCTTGAACAATGGCTATTCGTCTCCAACTGGAACGCTGCAGAACGGGATCACCATTGTGGCTTCCGGAACATGGGGAGACGGTACGGCACAGGTGCCCGCAGGCACCGGTGGCGATGGTCTTACGACCTTAACTGTGGCCGAAATCAATCGGATTCTCCAATTCGACCCATCTCTTGTTTCTGGTAACGTTGGTGCCCTAGGTTCGGGTACCGGTGCAACAGGAACTGGTTTTGCTATTGGTCACATCACTATTGCTACCACCGCAGGTGAAGACGAGAGTCAATTTAATTTTAATAACTTGGTGAGTCTTACTGTTTCTGGTACTGCGTGTAATGCCGGCGTTAATGGCTCCGGATCCTCCGGCAGATATGACGCTACGGCCAACCAGGCTAGAAGGTTAACTACGCTTTCTGGTACTGTTGCAGACAGAGTTGTATATGTCGTTGGGCTTGAAAACAACGCTGCTGGAACCGCAGTCAGTGGCGCAATGCTTGGTGCAACTAGCGAGGTGCCAATTTATTCGTTCGCGATGACCGATAACTTTGGTGGAACTCCTGCTGCCGGAACGACTAACGCTCTCGGCGCGGTCGTTGGTAGAACTTCGTGGGACTTGGAAAATCAATCCAATATTCCCGAGATCGATTTAAAGGTCGATTCAGTGTCCGTCACGGCAATCACTAAAAAGCTGAAAGCTAAGTGGACACCAGAGCTTGGTCAGGACCTCAACGCCTACCATAACCTGGATGCTGAGGTCGAACTTACATCGATTCTCTCTGAGCAAATCGCTCTTGAAATTGATCGTGAGATCATGGAAGATCTTATTCAGGGTGCCACGGCTGGTACATATTACTGGTCTCGGTCGCCCGGCTTGTTCGTTAATCGCACAACCGGCGTCGAGGTTGGAGCCAATACCAAAGCCCCCGATTTCACGGGTACTGTTTCTGAGTGGTATGAGACTCTCATTGAAACAGTCAATGATGTGTCTGCTCAGATTCATCGTAAGACTTTGCGCGGCGGAGCTAACTTTATTGTTACTTCTCCCGAGGTTGCTAACATCCTTGAGTTCACGGCCGGATTCCGCGCAAGCGTTACTGCCGATGACAACAAAGGTGTTGCAGGCGCCGAGAAAGTTGGTAGCATTAGTAAGAAATTTGACGTATACGTCGATCCTTACTTTAACCGCAACCTTGTCTTGGTTGGGCGTAAGGGCAATAGCTTCCTTGAAAGTGGCTATGTATATGCACCTTATGTACCGTTGCAAGTTACTCCCACAATCTTTGGCGTGGAAGACTTCGTGCCCCGTAAGGGCGTCATGACTCGATATGCCAAGAAGATGGTTCGTCCCGATATGTACGGCTTGGTCGTCGTTCGCGGACTGCTTGGTGAGAGTGGTTCTTAAACCATAAAATAGATTTTTAATCTGGATTGGCCCTCACCCCTAAAAAGGTGAGGGCTTTTTCTTTTTAAAAAAGTGCAATTGCTCAATTTTTGCGGGCCCAATTTTTTGAGATTCCGAATGTTGGAAACTATTTATTAGAAAGGAGATTTATTATGGGTAAAAAATGGAAAAAACTTTGGCTGTCGAGAAAAGGGGCGGCCACCAAAAAAGTCACGGAAGAGGCCTCGGAAGAAACAAAAACAAAGAAGGTTAAGAAGTCCCCTTTCTGGAAAAAGAAGAAAGAAAGCTAATACACCTTCTCTCTGTAGCTTTTTCTGATCCCCAAAACTATTTATAGTGAGGAGATCTAATGAATGGCACAACCCACCTTAAGACCAGCGTCTCAAACAAGCACAGCGGTGCTTCCATCGGCTAGCGTACCTAGCGACGTAGAAAACAATAGTGCGCTACCGTTTCAAATCTATTCAGACTCCAGCACACCATCGTCATTGTTTTCTGAATACTTTTGCTCTGGGGCGGCCGAACAGGTAGCTTACACATATAGAAAGTTTGGTGGCGATGTATTGGACATCGAATTAACGAGCGGCAGCGTGTTTACCGCATATGAAGAAGCGATTTTAGAATATTCTTATCTTATCAATATTCATCAAGCAAAAAATTCACTTTCAGACTTACTGGGCGCAACAACGGGCACTTTTGATCACGAAGGTCAGATTCAGAGCGGCGAAAGCTTGTCTGGTAAAAATGTTAATCTTAAATATCCCCGTTTTGAATTCGCATACGCTCGAAGAGTGGGTTACGGTGTCTCGACGGAAGCCGGCTTCGGCGGAGAAACAACAATTTACTCAGCCTCTTTTAGCGGTACCGCTGGACAACAAGATTTTGATTTACAACAGATCGTATCTTCTTCAGCAGCCACTAATTCCTCCATGCAATTTTATGGCAAAGTTGGCGACAAGAGGATTAACGTTACAAAAGTGTATTATAAATCACCTCAAGCCATGTGGCGGTTTTACGGATATTATGGCGGCTTAAATACAGTTGGAGATTTGTCTAGTTACGGACAGTGGACAGACGATTCAACCTTTCAGATAATTCCGGCATGGCAAAACAAAGCACAAGCTATGGCTTTCGAAGATGCTATTTACACAAGAAACTCTCACTATTCATATGAGATAAAGAATAACAAAATAAGAATATTTCCCAATATTGTTAATACTAGCCCGCACCAGTTTTTTATGGAGTTTTTCGTAGATTCCGACCCATGGGACGCCGGAGACGTGTCTGGACGAGGCGGAGGCGCCCCAATCCAAGGGATAAATAACATGAATACGCTTCCTTTCGAAAATCTTCCTTATGATAACATTAATGCAATTGGAAAACAGTGGATTCGTAGGTTTGCCCTGTCGCTTTCTAAGGGAATACTGGGCGCCATAAGAAGTAAATTTGGAACGATACCGATTCCTGGAGATTCTGTAACTTTAGATGGGAAAGACTTAGTTACACAAGCTCAAACCGAACAAAAAGATTTGAGAGAAGAATTAAAGACGATCTTAGACGAGCTAACATATGCCAAATTAGTGGAAAACGATGCCAAGCTCTCAGATAGTGTCAACACCATTGAGAAATACGTTCCTCTCAAGGTATTTGTGGGGTAACATGAGATGCCACTAGATAAAAATAAATGGTCTCAGCCTGCGGCACCGCCACCTCCTCTATTCTTGGGGAAAAAAGAGCGCGATCTTGTAAAACAAGTAAACGATGAATTAATAGAACGCGTTATAGGGCAAGAACTCATTTATTATCCCATTAGTATAAAAAACACTAATTTTCATTCTTTATACGGAGAGGCCATAGAAAAGAATTTTCTAGCACCAGTTAAGGTTAACGCGCTGGTCACGTGGGAAGGATATACCACCACCATATCAAATTTAGGAATTGATAAGAGGCTGACAATTATAGTCAAATTTCACAGACGACGCCTAGTAGAAGATCAAGACCTATATGTACGTGAGGGCGATTTTGTTTTATATGGCCAAGATCATTTTGAAATTTTAACCCTTAATTACCCAAAACAAATATTTGGGCAAGCGTGGGCTGGCTGGGAGAGAGTTTTTGAAATTGAGGCAAAATGCGTAAAAGCAAGAGAGGGAACATTCGATGCCTCCTGATGACTATTCATACACCGGCATTGAAAACGCTAACGATGTCCTCAAAGATATATCGATAGAGCCGTCGGATTTGGAAACAATTGATTTTGCTTTTTATGACTTCATTAATGAAAAAATGGATATTCGTACTAAAACGAATAAAGGGTGGAAAAAAGTACCGATTATTTGGTCATCGCCCGAAAGAGCATTTTTTACAAAGGAGAAAAAAGAACTTTATGATTTAGATGGCACCTTAATTTACCCAATTATAAGTATTGAGAGAGCAGCCATTAATAAAGACTTGACCAAGAAGGGTAAATATTACGGCGCAGCCCCATTCATGATTGGGCCAAATCGAGGCGGAAGAATCATGGTTGGACGAAGAATCGTCCAGGACAAAACAAATAATTTCTCTGTTGCAGATAACAGAAAAAAATTTGGTAGCGTTAATCGCTCCCCAGGAAGACAATCCTACTATCCGAAGGTTGGAAAGAAAAATAAAAAGATTGTAACAGAAACCTTATACATACCGCAGCCTGTTTATGTAGATATTAAATATGATATTGTCTTGAATTCAAACTATCAACAACAAATGAATCAAATGCTGCAGCCATTTACAACTCTCGGTGGGCATATCAACTCTTTTATCATCGAGCGCGCCGGCCACTCGTATGAAGTGTTTATGAAAACAATAGCCCAGGAAACTAATCTTGCGCAATATAAAGACGAAGAGAGAAACTATAAAACAAAAATTAGCTTTGATGTACTTGGTTATGTTATTGGAGAGGGCGAAAATCAAAAACGACCCAAGATCATTAAACGCGAAAACGCAGTAGAAGTTAAGATACCCCGGGAGCGCGTAATCATGGGGGATACACAACAATTTGACCCCAATAGTGATTTTTATAGAGATTAGAATCTTAAAAAGGTTTTTGCCCTGTTATATTACTATTTATTAAAGAAAAAGCATGTTCGCCAGAGGAGAAATTAGGTCATGTCATATAGAAAGTTTAAGTTTATATCTCCAGGAATTTTTATCAAGGAGATTGATAATTCACAGCTGCCTAAGCAGCCAAGAGACGTAGGTCCTGCTATAATTGGACGATTGGCCCAAGGGCCCGCCCTCAAACCTGTGCAGGTCAACTCCTTTGTAGAATTTATTGACATTTTTGGTAACCCGATTCCCGGTGGCCAGGGTGGCGACATCTGGAGAAATGGAAATTTTACAGCGCCTACTTATGCGGCATATGCTGCGCAAGCGTGGCTTCGAAATAACTCCCCAGCCACAATGGTTAGACTGTTGGGACAGACCCACAAAGACGCCGTTAGTAAGTCCGGCTACGCTGGATGGTCAACTGAAAATGAAGTGGCCACGACGGCCGTAGGCACTAACGGCGGCGCGTACGGTCTTTTTGTTTGCGAAGGGGCGGCGCCCGTGAGCGCTTCGGCCAGACATGCAAACGCCTGGACAACAGGAAGTATTTCGGGAACTCTTGCGGCCATATGGTATCTCCAAAACGGGGCCATCGCTTTGTCTGGCCAAACAGTTGATGAATCCGCGGCAAACTTCGAGAAAAGCTATGCTGGGTTTCATAGAGCGGTGGAGGCCGGCCCAACATTTAAAGTTGTGATCCAGGATGGGGGAGGCTCAACTTCAGTAGACAGTTCGTTTGACTTTAGCCCGGATTCTCCGCGGTATATCAGAAAGGTATTTAATACAGATCCCACTTTGACCAACGACCAGCTAGCTTCGGATGCTTCGTCTTCTTACTGGCTTGGAGAGTCCTTCGAGGGGAACTTGAAATCCTTTAACGGAACAGACGGCGCCGGTACCCCACTCGGCGTTTCTGGTTCTCTTGCAAGTTCTTGCTACGGGATTATTTTAAGATTAGCAACTCCGGACGGGACTACAAATGATGGCGGCGATTTCCGCATGGGCCCAACCAAAAGCCCAACAGGGCAATTTGCTAAAACCGGCTGGTATATTTCACAAGATATCGGTGGCGCCACGGGCTCTTACTACCCGGGCAACATGCAAAAGCTGTTCCGCCTTGCTGCACGCGAACTTGGCGAAGAAACACAACGTAAGGTCAAAATTTCTATTCAAGATCTTCGAGCGTCTAACAATCCATCTATCAATCCCTACGGTTCATTTACCGTGGCAATTCGAGACATAAAGGATAATGACGTCGCGCCAAACATATTAGAACAATATAACAACTGTAACTTAAACCCAGCTTCTGAAAACTACGTGGCCAGAAGACTTGGCAATAGATTTGAACAATGGGACGACACTGATCGTCGTTACCGCAGTTACGGAGATTTTCCCAATATTTCTGATTATGTATACGTAGTAATGGATGAAGATGTTGATCGCGCCGCCACCACTGCCGAATACTTACCTTTCGGTGTTTATGGACCGCCACGATACTTAGGTTTTGCCGTATCAGGCTCCAAAAGCACATTGGGCGCCGACGCGGTATCATACGCCATTTCAGGTGGAGTAATGTCCGTTCCAGACGTCGGATCCGGGATTTTTGTACAATCTGGCACAACTAACCCCATTAACACAGGGTATTACGGCACGATCAGTGCTTCGGCAAACGAGGGGATGGTTGTTTGTTCGAAATATGAATTCCCCAGCTTATATTTACGCTGCAGCTCTTCGAAGGGCGCTTTCTCTGATCCTAAAGATGCCTATTTTGGTGTTGACACTAACTATGGCTCAAACAGCACGTTTGATTCTAGCGTTTATGATGTTTTGAGAACGAAATGTGAGGATGTCAATGGCCACGATGCCGTCGCCGGTATCACTGAAGCTTCGTGGATCTTCTCTCTTGATGAGGTGAGAAATGTAAATATTACTTCTGATGGAGACGCAGATAGTTATGGCCCCAATGCGGTTTATGAAAGTGGCTCGCGAGTAGCCGGAACATCATATACTGCACACACCGCCTCTGGCCTCTTGTCGACACCGGATGTTCGAGGGCCCCAGACCGCTTCTTACTTAAATGTTATCGACACAGATAATGGAGGTAAATCTGCCGGCTGGGATCGCTTTACAACACTCTTACACGGCGGCGCAGACGGAGTTGATATTACCGAGAAAGACCCTTTTAATAACAGAGTCTTGGAAACTGATAGTATTAGCCAGCTAAATAATGCAGAATATAATTCTGTTAACGTGGCCATCGATTGTTTGCGCGACTCAGAAGTTGTCGAATTTAATTTGGTAACAATGCCAGGCGTTACGAACAATAACCTTAATACAAAACTGGTTGAGACGTGTGAACAAAGAGCCGACGCCTTGGCCATTATTGACCTTAAGGGTGGATACACGCCGGCGGCGCAAACGAGCGCCACGAGGCAAAACCGAAAGGGCGATATAGATACTCTTATTAAGAATAAGAAAAATACGTTGAAGATTGATAGCAGCTACGGCTGTGCATACTATCCTTGGGTCCAGATTCGCGACACGATTAATGGCGCAACAATTTGGGCGCCCCCCTCAGTGGCCGCACTCGGCGCCATGGCCTATGGCGAAGCGACGTCTCAACTATGGTTTGCTCCTGCTGGATTCACACGCGGCGGCCTGAGCGCAAATCGCGCAGCGGGTATCCCAGTGGTTGGGGTGGAACAACGTCTCACATCTAGGGAGCGAGACAGGCTTTATGAGCAAAACATTAATCCAATCGCTTCGTTCCCGGCAGAAGGAATTGTGATATTCGGACAAAAAACTCTACAGATGACGCCATCGGCACTCGATAGAATCAATGTTCGACGCCTTGTTCTCTTCTTGAAGAAACAAATTACACGATTTGCCGCAACAATATTGTTTGATCAAAATGTTCAGGTAACGTGGAATAGGTTTAAATCAAAAGTTAACCCCTTCCTTAGCGACGTTAAGGCCGGCCTCGGAATCGTAGAATACAAGTTGGTTCTAGATGAGACCACTACAACTCCAGATCTCATCGATAGAAACATTATGTATGCGAAGTTGTATATAAAACCAGCAAGGGCAATCGAATATATTGCAATCGATTTTATTATTACGGACTCGGGAGCATCTTTTGAGGACTAAAAATTTAATTTAACTCTATTTACTAATAGAGGATAAAAAGGAGATATTAAAAAATGGCCGACAAGACCAATTTCTGGAGTTCGACAACAATTGATCCAAAGCGATCTTTTCGCTGGGTATTGGTATTTGATCATATTCCCACATACGTTATTACAAAGGTAGGGAAGCCGAACTTTAGCGTGACACCGGTTAAACACAATTATATCGCTCACGAATTTAAATATCCCGGCCGAGTAACCTGGGAAGATGTTCAAGTAACATTGGTCGACCCCGTATATCCAGACGCTTCTGCAAAAATTGTCAAAATGTTGCAGGCTTCCGGTTATGCTATTCCTGGCACTGAAGCAGATGCATCGATTTCTATGACAAAGAAAGATTCAAACCTTGCTGTAGGAGTTCCATCAATCGCGCAGCTAGACGGAAAGGGTCAGCAAATTGAACGCTGGACCTTACATAACGCTTGGCTTTCAAAGGCCGACTTTGGCGCGCTAGACTACGCCACCGAGGATATGTTGAATGTGCAATTAACTTTTACATATGATTGGGCCGAATACGAAGGCGGTGGCACCCCCGAAGAGCCCGTCCCAGTTCCCATCATGACAAACGAACAGCCACAGGCCGCAACTATTCAAAAATACAAAGAAGAAATGGGAGCTACTAATACGTAGGTACAAGAAAGATGGCTGAACGCGACATATTTTCTCCCGGAATTTGGCAATTTTGGAGCAACTCCAATGTAAGACCAAAAAGAAATTTCGAAGCTATGTTGTTGTTTGGCGACTTAATGTTCGGGGGAGCAGATCTCGACTCCTTTCCCCCATATATGGTTAAAAGCTTCAGCCGGCCGGGATACGACAGTATCGAGACACAAATCGGTGAGTACCAATTAGATTCTGGCGACTATGCTAAAATAGATTATCCAACACAAGGCTTTAAAACAAAACCCCTGAAAGTCACCTTGGCGGATGTAAACGTGTTTGGTACACAAGGTGCAGATACAGCGGGCCACATTCAAGCGGCGTTATCCATGATGCAGAAGACGTGGAAATTCGAAGAAACTGCTATGGGCCATCGAGAGGGCGCCGACAATGAAAATTATAATCGGCTTATTGATGGCTATATAGAGGGAAGCCCTCAAATTATTACAATTCTTGAATTGGATGGCCATGGCGGCGCAAATGGCGAGTGGAGTATTTATAAGCCAGTTTTAACATCTGTGGGCTTTTCTGATATTAATTATGATAGTGAGAATATAGCCACAGTAGATTTAACTTTTGCGTATAAAAATTTTAAATTTACGCAAGGTTGGAGTGAGAGACAGCTTCAGCGCCGGTTAGATGCCGCAGCAGCAGGCGCAGGTAATAATCTTAGTAGTTGGGAAAACAAAGGCTCAAGATGGCTTGTTCGCGGTTACTAAAATTTAAAAGATTTAACTAGAAAACAAAACGAGGTAAAAATGAGTGCAAGATCAAATGAAAATAGACTTGGGGCACCCCCCACGCCAACCGAAGTAGATACGGGCTTTAAACAACCAAGCATGGAAGGTGATAGTTTAAAGTTCATAACGCCCACAGAATTTGCTGAACTTCCTAGCAAAGGGCACTTCTACCCCCCCGATCATCCCCTCTTTAAGCAAGAGGTTGTAGAAATCAAACATATGACCACAAAAGAAGAAGATATTTTAACTTCTGTGGCGTTGCTGAAGAAAGGGCTGGCTTTAGATAGGATGCTCGAAAGCATCATAGTAGATAAAAGAATAAAAACGGATAATTTGCTCGTGGGGGACAAAAACGCACTGCTCGTCGCTGCTAGAGCCCATGGGTATGGCGCCGCATATGAAACTGCAATTACATGTCCAAGGTGCGATGCAACTCAAGATTATTCTTTCGATTTAAGCGCTTTGAAAATACAATTTCCTTCTGACGAGTTTATGGCAGAACACGAAATTAAAAGAACAGAAGTTGGCACCTTTTTGATCCCACTTCCCAAAACACAGTACACAATTGAAGTCCGGTTTTTGACAGGAAGAGACGAAAAGAAAATCCTGGAAGCGCAAGCACACAAAAAGAAAATGAATTTTCCGGAAACCCCAGCCAGTGACTTTTTGAGGCTTGTAATTGTTTCAGTTAATGATATAAAAAACGCAACATCCCTCAATGATTTTATAAATACGTTACCTGCGCTGCATAGTCGTTATATAAAAAGGATGTACGAAAAATTAATACCTTCTCTTGATATGAATCACTCTTTTAGTTGCTCGGTATGCACCTACGAGGGGGCCCTGGAGGTCCCCCTCACCGCTGACTTTTTTTGGTCTATCTCTTGAATACATAGAACAAGTATATGAGCAGTTCTTTTTGATGAAGTATCATGGTAATTGGAGCTTAACTGAAGCCTACAACCTTCCAGTTGGCCTACGCAAGTGGTTTTTTGAGAGACTTGTGAAACAAAAAGAAGATGAAGCCGAGGCCCACAACTCTGCGCACCGCTCAAGAAGATAGTTAAAAATAAAGCCCTCAACTAATTATAATAGAGCATTTTTATAAAAAGGGCATCACATGGCACTCACACCAGACCAAGCGAAACAATTATCAGAAATCATGGCTGCTTTAAATAAGTCTGGCATCCAACTGCAAGAAACGTTAAAGCAGAACCTAGAAATACTTTTAAAACAAGGCACTCAATTAAAAGAAAATTCAGAAATCGCACATCGTACGGCCTTATCTATGGCGCAAGGCAAAGACGCGACTGTAGCTACTAACGAGGCGCTTGCAGCATCGCTTGATTCGCGAATGCTGAGCTTGGACTACGATCAGAAAGCACTACTCAACGCCGAAGCAACAAGAGACGCATTAATAACGGTACATAACACGCTCAAGGAAAAAAATTCTACTGAGGCCCGGGCGCTAGAGAACCTGATCAGACAATCCGAAGAACAGGTTAGAATCAACAAACAAACAACCGCAAGGAATGAGAGCACTAAAGATTTTAGCAAATTACAACTTGCCGCCGGCGCAGGCGTGGCGTTGTTGGCCGGCGCCGCCGGCGGAAGGTTCCTAAGAGCTGGAAAGGCCACCAAGACGGCTAAAGCAGGCAAAACAGCAGCAAAGGGAAAGGGCGCCCTCGGCGAGATCGGCAAGGTCTTAGGCATCACCACCGGGGCCAAGTACGCCGCAGATGCAGTCGGAGGCATGGCCAGCACCTGGCAGCAATGGGTCGGGCAAGCCAAGCAGGCCAACGAAGAAATTAACACGGGCCAAACAGCCCTAGCTTCATTTATGGGGCAAGTTAAGGATACTGACGCGTCCGTGCGCACTGCCACAACGGCCATCAACTCGGCCGGAATACAAACAGCTACTTTTGGTCAACGATTAATTCAAACCCAAGAAGAGCTGGCGCATCTTGGCGTTACGGGCGCCCATGTCACTGGCGCCTACAAGGACATGATCGCCGAATCACGCACTTTGGGCACTCTCATGGGGCGCCTTAGCGGTAGAAATGATGTCCAGGCCGATTCGTTGGTCAAACTGGCCCTTCAGTTTAAAAGCGCGGGACTGACTACTAAAACTTTTGCTCAAGGTCTAGACATTTTAGGCAAGGGGTATAGAGTGAACAATCTAACAGCACAGTCGGAAGGGCTAGCCGAAGAGATCGTAGGGATCGCCGCTGCAACTGGCCAGGCAACAGATGCAGTCGGCCAGCAGTTCAAGGGGGCAATGGAAAGTTTAGCCGCCTATTCACTCCCACGTGCTAAACGAATATTCCGTGAATTGTCCGTCACTGTCGCAGAAACAGGAGTGGGAATGGAGAAGCTCCTGGCCGTCGCAGAGGGATTCGATACTTTAGATTCAGCCGCTTCTAAGGTTGGTAATTTAAATGCAATGTTGGGCGGCCCATATTTGAATACTTTAGATATGGTTAACGCTACCGAAGAAGACCGGATTGCGATGATAAGGGAGGCAGTCGAGGCTAGCGGTGAAAGTTTTGATTCAATGGATAGGTTTAAAAAGAAAGCAATTGCAAAACAATTGGGCGTTAGTGTGATGGAAGCTCGCAAGTTGCTAAGCGCAGATCAAGACATCATTGAGGCGAAAACTGCAGCTGCCCAAGATACAATGGCCACGTCCGAAGAAATGTTCGATCAATCAAAGAAAAGCCAAGGCTTAGCAGCAAAAAATGCAGTTGCAATAAAGGACCAACTCGCCGCCGCCCAGAAATCGGCATTCCTGGTCACTAACGCTTACGAGCACATTGCGACCGCCGGCCGCAAGGTTAATGACCTTGTATTCAAGCTGGGCGAACAGGCAGAGGGACACATAGGTAAGTACGTCGCGGGCATGACTATAGAAACTGCGGCCGTATATCAAAAAGCCATAAACCAGGCGAAGCAGGGCGACATATCGTTTGCTCAAATTTTGACGCTTATGACTAGGGACGCTCAAATTGGTGCTAGAACGGTCGCTGGAATGGCCACCGGTCGATATGACAATCTGAAAGATCCGGAGACGCTAGAACAACAAGAGAAGCGCCAGAGGGGCGCCCAAGGAAGAATCCCAGCCACAGAGACAACGGTAAATCCTGCCGTTGAGGCAATAAAGCAGATTTTGGGTGGAGAAGGAGGCCTCACGGCAAGAATAGAGAATACTATAATGTTAGATGGTAGCGTTATAGCAAAACAGATTGATGAGAGAGTGAATTTAAAAATAAGAGAAGGCGTTAGATAGGAGCAAAAAGAATGGGAACACCAGTATCAAGATTTAAAGAGTCATATAAAACATTTTCATTTGAGCCCCTCCACGTTAAATTACGACGTACGGCGGCCAATAGCAAAGACATAACAATCCCAGTCGAGGACCTCACCATCGACCAGAACTTCACCCCAGATTATGACCAGCAGCACGCATACGGACGGATGGACCCCATCCCGATATATAAGAAAACGGGGAGAACATTATCTATTACCTTCGCATGCCGAGCGCACCATGTTATTGATGGCGCCGGCGGCGTAGTTAATAATATTCGTAATATAAATTTACTAACACAGCTTTTATACCCTTCCTACTTTAAAACAGGCTATACCATAGATAACGATCCTGTTGCCGTCTTAGGGGCACCCCCATTTTTTAGAATAAAGTATGGAAACTACGTTGGAAGTTATTCTCCTACGGGAGAACTTGGCGGCCCCCTCGTCCAAGGATTAACTGGCTATATCACCACTTTTAGCCAAAGGTTGGGCACAATCGCCAAAAACGTTGCTTTTGGAAAGCAAGGAGGGGACAACACATATCGCGCGCTCCCACGAGAAATCAAAGTTAGTTTTACTTTCACTGTTATTCACGACCAGCTTGTGGGCTGGCACGACGGACAATTTAGCCCATGGGGCTATGGAAACAATTTTCCATACAATGCCGGTGAATTTGGTGAGCTAGGGTCCGATGCGCGCATCCCCCCAGTTTCCCCACCGGAAAATACGGCAGGACTTGCGAATTCCGCCGGCGGGGGGCCCACCAACAAAGAGGAAAGAGAGGCAGCTCCTCATGGGGTACCTCAAACAGTAATGAACGCCCAGGCGGACAACATTCTAGGCGCCCAGGCCGGCGCCCCGCGTTCCACGCTGCAGTATACAGTCCCAACGGCACCAGACTTAACAAAAGGAGATCGATAGATGGCTTTTAATTTTTCACGCTATACGGGCAGAGAGGTTCTAAAAAACGGCTCAGCACAATATGCAGAGCAACTTGCTAGTAGAAGTTTAAGTTTTATAAGACATTTTGTGACACCTGCCATTGGATATCCTTCGAACGAAATTTTGGCAAAGTTAGATATTGAAAACGAAATTTGGGGAGTTGGAAGTAGATTTTATAAAATTGCAGCAAAACACTACGGCGACCCCTCCTTATGGTGGATCATTCCTTGGTTTAATAAACTGCCGCTAGAAACTGATTATGAAGCAGGCGAAGTGGTGCTTATCCCAAAGCCTTTACATGTTGTTTTGGGCTTTTTTGAGTAGAAAAGATAAATGGAAACAAACCAAAAAGACTTTAAAGCGGCGCGCCAGTTACAAGACGCTAATCTAAAAAAATCCTGGTATAAACAAGCGTTTTTAATGAATTATATGTATCCTCTTTGTCGACCACTAATAGACAAGCTAAACCCCAGCAAATTTATTAAAATGGTATCGCCAGGAAGTAATAATATTATAAACAGACTAACAATGTCGGACGATGTTATGACATTTTTAGAGGGCACTCCGGTGCAGTACGCTCAGTTAGTGCCACAGATAGAAGTTTATAAAATATTTATTAAAGATAAAAAGCGAGTGTCTGAGGTACTCCTTCCCTTTCCCGCGTACACTGATTTTCAAAAAGATTGGGCTTCCGCTTCTAGCACTTTGTTAGCTGCCCCATTCCGCGGCCGAGATGTGGGTATAGAAAGCGTTGAATTGAAGATGGATGGTGTGGGTAAAAATCCTTTCGCTGCTCAAATGATGCGCGTTACATTAAAGTTAGTTTTTAATGATATAAAAACACTGTTTAGAGAGTGGACTGATAAAGACGGCCAAAGAGTTCAATATGCAGATTTAATTAGGCACTCCCCCACAGTGAGGAGCGGTGACACGAAAGCGGAGTCCGTCCCGGCCGCTTTCCAAATAAGGCTTTCGGTGGGGTGGGGCTTTAACGAAAACAACCCAATATTCACAGAGAGTCAAAGAGGAAAATTATTTGCCTCTGCGGCCAGAAACTCTAGAATGAATTTTATCGGCACTTTAAGCAAGCACGATATGACGTTTACGGAGGATGGCGCCGTAAAAATAACTGCAAGTTACGAAGGAGCCCTAGAGGCATCGATGTCGAGTGTTAATTCTGACATTTTGCAGGGTTACAGTATTGAAAATGAAAACATTAATAAGCTGAAGGCGGAACTGGCCAGAATTGAGCTAGTCGGCGGCTGGAGCGACGAAAATAAAAAGTTTTCAGGAAATGCGGGTGAATACCGTAGTCTAAAAGAAGCAAAAGCAATGGTTGATAAGCTTAAAGTCAAGAAAGCAAAAGTAGATGCGCTTGTAAAATCGGCAAAGGGCGACCAAACATATGTAGATGTTAGACCGCCGATTCAAAAGGATTACGATGCTATTATGGAAACTGGAGCTATGTCTTCTAACGCCGCTCAAGCCGCTCTCAAATCAGCGCTAGATGCAGCTGTGAAGGGGATCTCCCTCCAGGGCGGCGGCATGGTGCAGGCCGCCGACGCGTCAATGATAAACGCAGCAGAACAAGTCATAGATGAGCAAATTCAAAAACAAAGGCACTACGCGCAGGACTTAAAAGACCAACGAAGACAAATATTACAAGGGATACAGGCCTTGGAAGCAAACATGCGGGTACGTACATTGTTTGGGCACATAGAGCAGCTAGTAAAGAGTGACCGAGTGGCGTGGATAAACATGCATCAGAATAAGGCATTTGAAAGTTACACGGAGTATCGGGATTCGCTGCTGAAGGCGGCGAAGGCCAAGAGAGAAAATGATGAGGCCGGCCAAGAACTCGCAGAACAGGACGCGGTGGATGCTGCCCAGACGGCGCAAGTGGAGGCTCAGAGTACACAGCCTCCCGCAGACCCTCCAATTGATCTCAAGGAGTCTGTACAAAGCATGGGAGATAAATTGCAGCCCACCGGAGTAATAAAGACTTTGTGTTTTCCGGACGGCGGCAAACAAATTATCGAGACTTATAAAAAAATTGGTGGGGAGGCTAATTTGTTTTCTTCGGACCTTGACACCAAGGGCGAGAAGCTTATGTTTTTTATGCTGGGCGATTTAATAACAGCCATACTCAACAGTGGCGATTTGGGCGAAAGTTTAGAAAATCAAGTCCCTGGTTTTAGAATGATCCTGGGTAACATAGAATATGGTGCGCCTATGGCCAACAATACAGTAATGGCTTCTCTTTACTGCCTCCCAATCTCTTTAGAGGTGTTCACAAGATTTTTAGCTAAAAAAGTTGTGGGTACGGGGCGCCCAGCATATCCCCTAATACAATTCATTCGAGATTTAGTCAAGTTTGTCGTAAAAAATGTGGGGACGCCCTCGGGCCTTAAAGCGGCCGGCAACGCGATGGTTAACCCAACGTCCAATCGACGCTTTAAACTTAACCTTACACCATGCGCATTACCAAAAAAGTTTTTAGAAGGCGCGCCCTATGAAATAGATTTAAATGCCGGGAACAAAGAAAACTATAATGCAGCAAAAAGAATACCTATTAATAAGTTATCCAATGTATTTTTATTAACCCCCTACACAGAGAACCCTGCTAAGGCACGTGCCCTTAGTCAGTGCGCCGAACCTGAAGGCTGCGCGTACGCTCAGCCACTCAGGGACAAGGAGGAGGGGATCCCACATTTCATTGTTGGTGGCCCCCAACAAGGCATTTTAAAGAGCATTAATTTTACTGAAGAAACTGACCCAGACATGGCAATGTCTTTGATGAGAGACGCCTCAAAGGATCCGGATCTTTCCGGCCGCGGAATAATCACACCCAAAAATTTCCGGTGCCAAGTGAAGCTTGTAGGAAATCCGTATTTCTATGTAGGGCAACAATTTTATGTTAATACTTCATTAATCAGCGCTAACAGATTTGCACCAGAGAAAATCATGAATGGGGGATACTATATGGTATTAAGCGTTGACACAACTTTATCGTCTGGACGCTGGGAAACAAATCTTACCGGCATGCTAGTCTTATCCGACATCGCCATCATCCAAGGCAGAAAGGAAAAAGCGAAGAAGCCTACGAATAAGTTTGAGTATGTCCCACCCCTAAAAAAACAAGAGATTAAAAACAATCAACAGCAAGCTGAGCAACAAAAAACAGACGCAGTAAAGGGCGTACCAACCACAAAACCGCCGCCGACCCCTTGTGTTCCAAAGGGTCAGCAATGCTAGAGTGAATTATTAAAAACGGCCCCGTAGACTATTTATCTAGGAGGAAACACAACACCAATGGCCAACGAAATTCTGCCACCGTACGCAAATAACTCCATTAGAAATCCGCAAATGTTTGAACAGCGGCTTTTATACCGGGAAAAGTCTTTTTCTCGTCTTCTTGACCTCACTCCTGTGGACCTTTTATATGAAAAGCCTTTTTATGGGAAGGTTGACATATATGGCACACCCATTTATCCATCTGAAGTTAACATGACACAGATACCAGGCGACGGGATTGTTTTAGCTTTAGATTTTGTTGCGGCAGCCTTCAGGGATCTTAAAAACTTTATGGATAAGGCCCTCGCCCTCGGAGTATTCCTCGACATGTTTTCTTCTTATACACCTAAATCAGGATTAAAAAACGTACACCAAGCTTACAATGATCATTTTATTAAACATGTTTTTGAAATGTTCGCGAACGAATACCTTAATGTGCGAAGAATAAATAGAAAAATTAGAAATTTTAAAGATTTAATGCGAGAATTTTTGAATTACACTGAAATAATGTCAGATCAATTTCCAGTCACGAAGACCGGCTTTATTGTTTCTCCGCACTGTCCGAATGCTATTAGTGGGCTTTTTATTGAGCTAGAAGATATGACCTACGGTGATGACTTGGCCAACTATAAGCGGTTCTTTTCTGCGCCTTCTTTTAACAGATATTTAAAAACGGTTGCAAGTTTTGGGTTTTATGTAGACAAGAATGCCCCATGGAGATTGGTCGCAAATATGGATTCACCTGCTATGACTGGCATGCCATGGAAAGGCGGCCGTGGCGAAGCAGCCAAAGCCGGCTACGGCGGCTTCGGCACCCAAGGCGCGGGTTACATGGCGCGCTTCGGTGCTAGCTTAGAAGACAATAATGTTTTTTCTACTTATTTTTATGAAAGTGAATACTTCTCTTACGAAAGTATTAAGGCGCGCCTATGGAATATATATATGTCTTTAATAAGCGATCCCAAAACCATGACATATGGTACAATCTATGAAACACGAAATTGTATGGGGGCAGCATATGCGCCCATCGGAGCCAACCGATTCGAGACAAGAATCAAAGAAGGGTTTAGAGAAAAAGTTTCTATTTATTTCGATGATGGCGATATCCCTCTCGACTGGCCAGCCGATAAACCATTGCCACAGACATTTAAACAAGAATACACTGACGAAGACTTTCTACCGTTTTATCTTAAGCTAAGACTGGCGGAGAGCAATATTAAATATAAAGAAAAAGATTTCACGGCAGCCATGAAAAAGATATTTGATTTTTATAGGACTTTTGGAATTGAGGCCGCCGTCGCGCACCTGGGTTATTTGGTCAAGCAAACAAGAATTTATAAAGAAATACCTCTTGACAACAAACCCCCCTTTAAGATAAAATATTTTGGTGATTCGACGAGTTCGGGCTTGTATTCCTATATGAAACCTGCTATAATAAAAAAAGAAAAAGTGCCGGCAACTGAAAGTACTGAATATTAGTTAGATGATTTTTCAAACATTTGATGACAAAAAGAAATGTGTAGCTATTTGTGTAAAGGGCGAAATTCACAAGAATAAGATTCCGACCTCCCTTACAGAAACGTGGGACTATTCTGAAGCGTTACGAGACAAGGACATTAAATATGCAAAATACTACTGTGGTGGGAAAAGTTTGGATGAAGTATGTCCCGACCATTTAAGAAATGAATGGGAGAACGTGAACAGAAGTCTGAAGGCGTTTTACCGCGCAGTAAACGAAGCAAAGCTAGATCTCAATGAGCATTGTTTTTTTGATCTCGTTCCTCCATATTTTTTATTAAACTACGCGCACATCAAGGACAAAATTTGCGCTTATGTTTTTTCAAATTTTGAAAAACCACAAAATTATGAATTCATGACTAACCTCGCGAAAGTTCTAACAGAAATAAAGAATACAAAATTAAACACAGATTTGACCCCCTTGGGTGCTCGTCGTTACGAATTTAAGGTGCGAAGATTCCTTAAAAAGATAAACACAACAGCTCCCTACATCGTGTATGACATGCAGGGGACTAAAACTGGGCGCCTCACATCTAAATCTTTTCCAATCTTGACAATGGACAAAGAGTATAGAACTATTTTAAAACCCAACAACCAGTGGTTTTTAGAGCTAGACTATAATGCCGCGGAACTTCGCGTAATGCTTGCGCTTTTAGGAAAAAAGCAGCCCGAAGAAGACTTGCATGAGTGGAATTTGAAAAATGTATATGGAGGCACAGGTACACGAGACGAAGCAAAGAAAAGAATATTTGCGTGGCTATATAACCCAGAGTCAAAAGACCGCCTCTTAAACAAAGAATATGATCGAGACTCTGTGTTACAAAAGTACTACAATGGAAGCCAAGTGACAACCCTTTGGAACAGGACAATTGATTCTGATGATCATCACGCCCTGAATTATATTATTCAGTCAACGGCGGCTGATTTATTTCTTAGACAAATGATTAATATCTGGAAACTGCTTAGAGATAAGAAATCTCAAATTGCATTTTGCTTACATGATTCTCTTATAATTGATTTAGCTGCGGAGGACGAAAAAATAGTACATGAGATAAAAGAAGAATTTGCAAATACCGAATTAGGCAGATTTAAAGTAAATGTTTTTGGCGGTAAAAACTTTGGCGAAATGAAAAGGATGAATGTGAGATAATGCAAACAATAATTGGACTAGGAAAGGCCGGCTGCAATATTGCCGATAAATTTTCTCAATACCCACAATACAAGGTATACAAGATAGGCACCCACCTTAAAAAAGCAACACGCTGCTATGCTTTTCCAGAGTATGATCATCCTGAAAAGTATGAAGAAAACTGTCCAAACTTAAAAGGCTTTTTTAAAAACTTAAAAGGCGATGTGCTGGTTGCAACTAGCTGCGGTTTGATTTCGGCGGCAACCCTTAGAATCTTAGAACAAATAAAGCATAAATGTCAAATAAGCATATTATATGTCAGGCCAAATCGCACACTGCTTCCTCAACTAAAAGCGCTTAATGATAATGTTATCTTTCATGTACTCCAGGAGTACGCGCGCAGCGCATTGCTTGAAAGAATATATTTAGTGGATAACGCAGAAGTAGACAAAATCATTGGAGATGTGCCTATCCGAGAACACTTCAACAAGTTAAATGAGTTAATTGCACATACAATTCACATGATGAACGTATTCAACAATTCAGAAGCAGAGACTAGCACGTTTGCACCGTTTGTAAACACTGCAAGAATATCAACTTTTAGCTTATTAAATTACGAGACCGGCGAGGAGAAGCCATTTTTTGATCTTGACATCCCGCGTGAAAAACGATATTATTATGGGGTACCTGAAACAATGCTTCAAACTGATGGGACGCTATTAAAAAAGATCGAAGAACAGTTAAAAGAGCACAAACAACATGATAAAATGAAAATGAGCTATGGAATTTTTTCCACAAACTATAATGATGTCTATGCATTCGGTTTGCTAAACAGCTCAGTAGTTCAAAATAACAAGTTTAGGCTTGACAAAGAATTAAATTTATAGTATTATATAAAAATAGCGGTACAAGAGAGTTATTGTGCTGACTTTAACAAAAAAAGGAGACAAGAAATATGTCAATCAATTTAGATAAAATGCGCGCGCGCATGACCACCCTCAAAACTAAAGGGGGCGCGAATAACCGTTTTTGGCGTCCGCCAGATGGCGAATCAGTAGTCCGT